TAGTAGTATTTTTGATCCAACATTATTTGATAGAAAACTACAACAGCCTGCAGAGTTTTTGAAAACATTTGTCAGCGAGCATAACAGTTTACCCACAGTGGATATGATTAATGCTGCCACAGGTGCAAATTTTAAACAAATGGCTGATTTAAATGATGAACATTTGAGTTGGCTACTTAATGACTTTGAAACATTTACTAGGCATAAAGGACTTGAGCGTGCCATTTTAGAAAGTGCAGACTTGCTAGAAAAAGGTGAATATGGTCCTGTAGAAGATAAAATTAAACAGGCTGTACAAGTAGGACTACAACGCGACATGGGTACAGATTATTTTGAAGACCCTCGTAGTCGTTTGATGAAGATCAAAGATAAGAATGGTCAAGTAAGCACAGGTTGGAAAAGTGTTGATGATAAACTTTTTGGTGGAATGAACAGAGGTGAACTTAATATATTTGCCGCAGGTAGTGGTGGCGGTAAGAGTTTGTTCTTGGCTAACTTAGGTTGTAATTGGGCCTTACAGGGTCTTAACGTATTGTACGTAACTTTTGAATTGAGCGAGGAACTTGTGAGTATGCGTGTGGACAGTATGCTAACAGGTATTGGGACTCGTGAGATTTTCAAAAGCATTGATGACGTTGAAATGAAAGTTAAGGTCATAGGCAAAAAATCAGGACGTTTCCAAGTTAAGTATATGCCATCAGGTAAGACTGCTAATGATGTACGTGCTTACATGAAAGAATATGAAATCAAAATGGGACACAAAATTGATGTGTTATTGATTGACTATTTGGACTTGCTAATGCCCATTAGCAAACGTATTAGTGCTGAAAACTTGTTTATTAAAGACAAGTTTGTGTCAGAAGAATTACGTAATTTGGCTATGGAAAAACAGTGTGTGATGGTCACGGCGGCACAGTTGAATCGTGGTGCTGTGGAAGAAGTAGAGTTTGATCACAGCCACATTAGCGGTGGACTATCTAAGATCCAAACTGCGGATAATGTATTTGGTATCTTTACAAGTCGTGCTATGCGTGAACATGGTCGTTATCAAATACAGTTAATGAAAACACGTAGTAGCAGTGGTGTAGGTATGAAAATTGATTTGGCTTTTGATGTTGACTGTTTGCGTATCACAGACCTAGCACAAGATGACGAAGATGACAGCAAAGTACATCGTCCAGGCAGTGCTATTTTGAACAATATACGTCAGCGTAACAGCACAGTGGAAACTCCAGAAGAAGGAGTTAGTGCGCCTAAACAGGTACAAGTTGAAAGTACTAAACTTAGACAACTGTTAAACAACATTGGTCCCACAGACGAATTATAACTAGTTTTTAAACAAAAAGATTAAATACTGTTATAATTATGTTAACAAATGCCATGTTAGATCGTATCACTAGCCTCGATGACCCAAGACTCCGTGTGTTGCAGGATGATCCAGTGCGACCACATATTCCCGCTGATAAAAGAATATCAGACAGAGGAACTGTGTTTTTATGGTGTGATAACGAGGAAATCAAAGCCGCAGTATGCGTTATGTTCTGTGATCACGTTCCAGCCAGCGAAGAAGATATGTTTGAAGCTGCCATGGATAAAAGTGTAGCAGTGGCCTATACTATATGGAGTTATAGTGCGGGTGCGGCTCGTGAATTGATTTTTGCAGTACGTGACTTAGTTAAGGATACTGTAAGCGAACTAGTAACACTGAGTCCACAAACAGAAATGGCACATCGTTTCCACATAAAAAATGGCGCTGTCCTTATTAGGGAAAACGCCACTACTTGGAACTTTGAATACAGCTTACCCGGCAGCACCACCAGCGCCAGCTGAATCATTATAACTTTGATCCATTGATTTATCATTTGACTGACTGTAGAATCTAGGCCCTACATTACTTTTCTTTGGTACTGGGGTTACATCTTGTTTCTTAGGTGGCTTCTTCTTAGCTAAATTAGTACCGTACTTGCCGCAGAATCTAAACACTTTGATTCCTTTCTGACGTGCAATCTCAATGGCTTTTTGTTTGCTACTAGCTTTAATTTCAGGAATAGTTCCTGGTGTAGCATCTTGCTTCTTAGGTGGTGTAGCAGAAGCTGTTGGTGTTGGGGTTTGTGCTTGACCTGATTCTGCTTTATACAAAAATGGATGACGTACTTTGCTAGTGCCATCTGGATTTGTATGTTCAGTCCATGTTCTGCCACAACTACTACATTTGGTATTAGGATCTTTAGGTTTGCCCATCATCAATCCTTGTTCACGTGCTAGGTCAGCAATATTTTGTTCTACAATCTGTGTACCAGCAATTTCACGTATACGATCAATTTCTTCTGATCCTATAATTTCTGCACTTTCTTCTAACTCAATACTTTCAGCAGCCGGTGGTAAATCACTGCCTGGCGCACTACCTCTTTCACCTTTTTGCCAATTCCATTGTTTGCGTGGCTTAGTAAAGTCTCCACTGAAATCTGTAGGATCAAAGTCTCCCATTGGGTTAGTGGTCACACCCTGTACTGGTTCTGGTTTTGGTGTAGGTGCTTGACCTGGAACACGAACAATCTGGCACCAATCAAATGTTTCACAGCCGCTTTTACGTGCTAGAGCAAATGCCGCATTAAAAGTCTTTTGACGTTTGATTTCAGCTTGTACTTCAGGGCCACACTTGACTTCTGGTTCTTTTTGGGGTTCAGGAGCCGGGGCGGGAGCAGGTGTAACTGGTGGCTTCTCTGGCTCTTTTTCAGGTTCCTTCTCAGGTTCCTTTTGGACTTCAGGAGGTGCAACTGGTGGCTTTTCTGGCTCTGGATCCGGAGCTTTTTCTGGCTCTGGCTTCTTATCTGGCTCACCGTATTTGACATTCCAAATATCACCAAATCGACTGCGTACCACATAACCACTGCCGTCTACTAGGGCATTAAGAATCTTTTTACCGTTACGTGGATCTATGTCACCAATGCGTAGTTTAGGAAATTCTTCCTCATTAAGCATGATGTTTTCTAAACGATTGACCAATTGGCGATAGTGTTCTGCTGAATTCATATTAATTCTCCTAAAATTATTTAGCCTGAAATTTCCCGGCAGGGCCCCGCTCCAGAAAGCAGCGAAGCTGCGAAGCGCACAGCGCGAGCAACTTAGCGGTAAATATTAGACCATAAGGAGTAACGCAATGCCAAGACCATCAGACAAAGCACTACAGCGTCAAGCAGAACTAGACCGTCAAACACAACAGGCTGCACCCACACGTTTAGAATCAATTACTATAGGTGTAGAAAAATCCGGAGGCAAAAGACCTGGCGGTATTAAAAATAATCTCAAGACCATAGACCTGCGCCGTACAGGCCGTAGAGCGTAATTACCTATCTCTGCGTAAGGTACTGACCACGCTCTGTAACTGATTCTCAAGGTCACGAATACGTGCTTGAGCACGACGCAGTTCTCTGGTCAATATTTCAATCTGACTACCCTGTCGTTGTAGTGTAGCTTTGAGATTGAGCTTGTCCCCTGAACTGTCCGTAGCACCGTTAATAGGACTGGTACTGTCCACAGGCATAACTCCGCTGTTGTATTGATAGGGTATGTTTTCATTGATCATGATATTATTTAACTGTGGCAGTGTCCAGCATATGAAATAATTGATGTGTGTCCATGTGTTTGACCACTTGTACTGTATACTGTTTGTACAGCAACAACATCATGACCACGTGTTGATTGTTCAAATAAGTTAACATTTTTTCATGCCAAATCGCCAAGTTATTACAGGTAACGTTATTAACATGCAGTTCAATGACCACAGAGTTGGAATACTGTAAATTTGGCAAGTGCTGTAGATGATCCACTGTGTCCATGCTGAGATGCAGGCATTTGATCCGTTGACTGTTACTGAGAAACTTGTTGAGATCAGCAAACAGTCTCTGCTGTACATTCTTCGTGCTTTGATTGAAAAATATATGATCAATCTTCACATCTACAAAACGTAGTGTATGCCATAGATCAAAATCACAAAGGTCTTTGGGCATTTGGCCGTTATCAAACTCACTGCAATCCCTAAAGTAGTAGCTGTGCATGGGATCGAGATAATTGTATTGTGACAACACTAGTCTTTGGCTTTGAGGTATACTGTGCATATAGTTTATTTAAATACATATATGGAAAATATAGTAGCAATCAACGGTATACGTGATATACTTAAAGAAACCATAACAGCACATGGATGGCATATACCAGAACCTGTGTTTGAGTACACAGTACGCATACTGGCTGAAAAAGTAGATAGTATGCCATGGACACCTGAACCCAGTTACGCAGAAGCTTATTTGAAGATCAAAACTCCCACACAAGCACTGGCATTGGGCAACACTTGTTTTTTTACTCGTAGTGTGTTTCCAGAGATTATGGAACGTAGAGGATTGAGTCAAAACTACTTTGTAGAGTTGGGACAGGGCAGTTATACTATAGTGCTGAAACACACAGACATGCCACATATTAGAGCTATACGTGATAACTTTGAATTCTTAAGTGAAGTTGTTTATACTAGCATACGCTTAAATGGAGAATTTCGTAGCATGTGGCTGTAAT